TCTTTGAAAATAGCATCATAAATCGCACCAGCTAACATATCACCACCAGCACCACCTATAAAAGCACCAATGGCAGTTCCAACAAATGGGACAGGAATTAAAGTTCCTAACATTCCACCAAGCCACGCACCTACACCAGCACCAATTGCCATGAATGCAGATTTTCCTAAAGGTTCTTTAAATACAAAATAATTTAAAGCAAAATCAATTAATGCACCAACAAAAGGAATTTTCTTTACAATAGGACTAATAATTTTCTTAGCAGACTTAAGAGTGCCTGAAACTGCTTTTAATGTGGACTTCCCTGTTGTCTTTGCTGCAGTGCTTAATGTTTTGGTTGTTGTCTTTGCTGCAGTAGATAAATTTGTTGATGTTGTTTTTGCTACGGTAGATAAATTTTTTGCTGTGGATTTTACTGTAGGAGTTAATTCTTTTACTGTTGTCTTTGCTGCAGTAGATAATTTTTTTGCTGTGGATTTTACTGCAGGAGTTAATTCTTTTACTGTTTTCTTTGCTGCAGTAGATAAATTTGTTGATGTTGTTTTTGCTGCAGTAGATAAATTTTTTGCTGTTGTCTTTGCTGCAGTAGATAAATTTTTTGCTGTTGTCTTTGCTGCCGTAGATAAATTTGTGGTTGTTGTCTGTGCTACATTTTTTGCCTTTGAAGCAACATCCGTTATCCCTTGACCAACATTTTTCAGAGTCTGACCAGGTTTAAAGTTTTTAAAGTTTTTAAAAACTCTTGATTCTAAATTAGCAACGTTTTGTGCCTGATTTGGAAAGAGTCGATCTACTCCCATGTCAGCCAACATTCCAATACCAAAACCTCTAAGATTCTTCAGATTCTTAAGGTTTTTAATATTTAATAGGTTTTTACCAAAATTCTTAAACCTAGCAAATCTTCTTAGTTTTCCAAACTCATTTACTCTCTTTAATTTGTCTGCTCTAAGGTTTCTAATATTTCTTACCCTTCTTAGTTTCTCAGCACGTTGAGGATCAAACCATCTTCTGTTCAAGTTTCTTCTTCTTTTTACTTGATCACTAAAACTTCTGTTTGGTTGCCTAATTCCAGGTCTTCTATTAAATAAACCAACTCTTGCTCCAATTAATGCGGCAATCAATGCACCATTAAGTACCTGAGTAAATAACTTTCCAAACCTTTCAAATAATTCTTTACCACCTTCTCCACCAATGGCCTCCATTGCTTTTTCTAATTTTTCTACACCAGCATATGATAAATTAATAAATCCCACTACAAATCCCATCGTTGCCTTAAAAATACCACCTATAAAATTAATAATAGGTTTCAACCAACTCCAAATTTTCTTTAATTGTGGCATCAATTCAAGAAGTTTATTAACTACAAGTCCAAATATTAACCAAGAAAGGAACTTACCAATACCTAATCCAGGTTTAGGCATTTTCATTCCTTTAGATTCTTTTGGTTTTACTTGTGGTTTCTCCAATTCTTCTTCTCTTTTTTCTCTCTTCTCGGTCTGTCTTGCTTTTCTTTCCTCCTTTCTTTCTTCTTTTTTAGCCGTATAACTATCCTTTAATATATCTCTTACTTGTATTACTTGCTTCCTAATAATAACTATATCCGACTCCCCTGAAGTATCACTCACTGGATCAAAATCTTTTATATCCCCAACTAAATCCGTGGTAGGTCTAACTACTAATGCTCCACCTCTTTTCCCATTATCCTTATTCATTATACCAGCAGACATCTCTTTACCAGATGTCTTTTTTTTAGTTTTCTTCTTTTTTCTATTCAATAACTTATCCTTAGCAATTTTCTTTGCTGTTCCTTTTAATAATGTTTTTCCTAATGCTGCCCAAACCATCTTATTATCCTCCTATCAAATCCTGAATACCTAATGACGAAAGAATCATAGATCTTTGAGAAGATATTATAGGAATTCTAAACTCAGGAATATCATTTTTAGTCATATTCATTTTCTGATCTTGTTGTTGTTTTTTAGGTATAGTAGGTAAAGTAATCGTTCTATTCGTAGACTGTACAATTGGAGTTCCTACGGGTTCTTTCATCACATCTCCTACTACTCCTCCATTTTCCAAATATTGAACTACTCCACCTTGATTGTATTCTTGTTCCAAATATTGAACTGATCCACCTTGATTATATTCTTGAGTAATTGTTGGGACATTAGTTCCTCCACCAGCTGCATTCATAGAAGCGAGAGTATTGACTCCAAACTTCTGAACTGCACCCTTACTCATCACAAACTCACCTGCAGTTAATCTGGCAGGAACTTTATCTATTCCACCAGGTCCAGATACAAAACCACCTTGTTTATAGTTTTTAATTTTAGTAAGATTATTATAAGTCTCAACTAATCCACCACCCTTAAAGTTTTGATAATTATTAACTAATCCACCACCCTTAAAGTTTTGATTAAAAGAACTATAACCTTTTACACTGTTATCAGAATTTATTAAATTATTATCCTGTAGAAATTGCATATTAACAGCACGTTCTTTAGCATTAGAAACTGCCTGTGCATCACTATTCTGCAGTATGGGATAAAGAACTTCAGCATCGATACCAGATGTTCCATTAACAATACTTTCTATGGTTGTTCCTTGAGGTAATTGAGAAAGAATTTGCTCTTGATGCTCATAAAGATCTTCAAGTTTAATAGAACCTTGAGTTTTTTCTCTAGTCTTAGTTCTTTCTATTTCACCTCCCTTTACCACCTTTTCCGTCTTAAATTTCTTTAAACTATAAACCAATTCCTTATCAACCATTCCACCTTCATTAAAGTTTTGAACTAAACCACCTTCATTATACCTTTGAACAAAATTCTGAGCTGATTTTTGATCATTATAATGTTGAACTAAACCACCTTCATTATAGTTTTGAACATTCCTGCTTTGATTTGATTGAGTAGAAGAAGATTGAACTAAACCACCTTCATTATAGTTTTGAACATTCCTGCTTTGATTTGATTGAGTAGAAGAAGATTGAACTAGACCACCTTCATTAAATTCTTGAAATCCAGCCGTTCCCTCAAACTCTTTCATATAACCATCACCAGTAAAAGTTCCCATATTTTGTTCTGCTTTTACATCCGACCATCCACCTCCAGATCCATCACCACTCATACCTTCCAATCTCTCAATTTGCTGTTCTCTCTCTGCTCCTGCCCCTGTAAAGAAATCACCAAATCTTCCCATCACACTACGATTTTCTTGTTCCTCTTTTAATTCATTAATAGTTTCTTCTCTTCCAATCTCCTCTACCGATTCATCCACTGCTTCAGTGGGCCGACTCTTCATACCAGCAAGTTTATGTACCCCCCAAATAGTAACACCCGTCCCCACCAGTGCTAATGCTGCATAAGGATTAGCAGCTATTGCTATAACTAACTTAGGAATAATGGCAGTTAAAAGACCTACTACTCCTTTTAATAATGCACCTAAAGGAGTAAGCCATAAAAGACCTGCAGCGGCTAATGCAGGCCACCAATCTTTAAAAAACTTACCAATTCTTTGTGCTTTTTTCTGATTCTCTGGATCCTGAAACCAATTAAGAGTGTCATTAAAAAGTATCCCAATTAATGTAAATTTAAGAAATTTAATTATAGCATCCCAGATATTCTGAAAAGGAGATAACAGTGCCTTAGCAGATTTTCCAATTATACCTAATGATTTTTTTAATCCCCCTTCTAACTTATCTTCTTTTGCTTTTCTATCAGCATCTAACTTTGCTTTCCGAGCATCCCTTGCTTCCTTTCGGTCAGATTTAAAATCTAAACGCAATACTTTTAATATCTCATCAAGAATATCTCTTATTCCTTTAAGACCTTCTGTTTCTTGCTGTTGGTCCTCTCCTTCAGGTAAAGATAGGTCAGGAGTCGGTGCTGTAGGTTCATATGGAACAATAGAACTTGTACCTGTAGCATCTTTTTTTACAGGTTCTTCCTTCCTGTTTAAAAACTTTTCTTTGAATGATTTAACATCTATTTTTTTTCTTCTTGCCTTAAGTTCTTTACTTGCTTCTGTCTGTAAAATTTCTATATACTCTCTATTATATTCTCCACCCAAAGTTTTATCAGAAGAAAAATCATTTACAGCATTACTTACTGCCTTATGGTATGGTGTCTCGTCATCAAGATAACCATACTCCACAAGGATGTCTAAGGGTTCAGTAAGTTTTATAGAACTAGGCATTCGCTTGTTGCTGTTTGAGTTTCTCTTCCTCTAAGTGTGCTCTCAACATCTCAACATACACATCCCTTTCCCAAGGAATCATGTTTTCAATCTCAGTTAATGAATATTTATGATACTGCATGAGAGAAAAATTAAGTCTAAAATAATTTTCCAGACTCATGTGTATCATACCTAACCGAAAAAACTTGAGAGTCCCTCCAATACTATAGTACTTTCAACCTTAGTCTTTGGATTTTTAACCTTTACTGTATGAGAAAGTTTAGGCATAGTCTCAAAGAAAGTTTCAATCTCTTTAAACTGAGAGGAATTCATTTGATCCAAGAAAGAAGTAATCTCCTTCTTAGTACAATCAGCTGCTGTCCAAACCTCTTCTTCATTATAAATTTTATCTATACATGAAGCAATCAAATCAAAAGACTGATCCATAGTTGCATCATTATTAAAATCAAAATTATTTTTAATAAATTCTGCAAGAGATGGATACTTCATTTCCATTACTAATGAATCATCTACTTTAATTTTATTAGTATGATTCTCATTCTTCAATATTCCAATCTCATCGATAGGAATCATCACAGGAACATAAGTTTCATTATCATCAGGACAAAGAAGTTTTACTTCAAGTTCCTCTCCGACAGACTTACCTCGGATATTTAAAAATAGATACTCAATATCAAATGTAGGAAGTGTATCTACTTTAATTCCTTTTGTCTGAATACACGACTTTATAACATTCTTGATAGCAGTTGTTATCTCTTTAACATCTTCACCTTCCAAAGCTAAAACCAATAATTTCTCTTCTTTAACTAAAAAAGGTCTATATTGAATTGTTTGTCCAGTCGAAGGTAATTCCAACTCATATGTCGGGGTCGCAATCTTTGGTAAAGGCATAATATCCTATAGAAATTTCAGTGTATTTTATTTAGCAGGTTTATTGGGATTACTTATCTTGAAGAGCATCCAAAGCAGCTTGTGCTTTTAAACCTGCTTCACTATTGAAGAAATGATCAGCTTCTTGTGCTCCTTCATTAGTTGTAGCCACTACTCCAGTTTCATCAAATCCTTGCCCACCTATAAACTGAGAACTATCACTTGCTCCTGTAACTGGATAAGATAAAGGTGTAGGTACAGTTGCTCCCGTAATATATCTACTAAAATTAAAATTAACTGTACACTTCAATGTCTGTGCTCCGTCATAAGAAACTGGCATTGAATCAATACTAATAGGGTATGCATTTAAAAATAGATAGGTCAATTGTTGTTCATCATAATCTTGTTTTCGAGGTTTATTAAAATCTCTCTCAAATTTAGTAATCCAAATAGATGTTTGATAAGATTTTGGAAAATTAACTCGATAAAAATAATTAAAATCTGCTTTATTTTGTTCATTTACAATATATCCAATCCAAGTTTCAAATAACTTTATCTGCCTATAATACCTATCAACATAAAATGTAAATGAAGCAGTAGTATCATATTGTCTTCGATGTACATGTCTCTCTGTTATCCCACTATGATCATTCTGCAACTCAACCGTAGCTAAAGAAGTTCCAGGTAATGCTGCTTCCAAACAAGACAACGTATAGTCCTCATCTTTTTCTACATCGGCAATTAAATCCTGAACAGGAGCAGGAGGATTAAACCAACACTCATAATGGGTAGTAAGAGCAGTGTTTAAAATAGATTTTTTTAAATCTGATACTCCAACCTTTCTGGGGCGTATTATCTGTGCCATTAGGCCTATAAATATTACTACTGATATAGTATGTATAATGGGAGAAAGTAAAAAGAGTTTCTTTAGACCCTCTTTTCCCAAAAAATACAAGGGAAATACAAATAATATTATATGTCGTAGTACTTGGGAAACCAAATTCTGCAACTATTGTGATCTAAATGAAAATATTCTTGAGTGGGGTAGTGAAGAATTCTATATTAAATATCTCTCTCCAGTGGATAATCGAATCCATAAGTATTTTCCAGACTTTCTTATCAAAGTAAAAGAAAGCACTGGTCAAATTAAAACTTATGTGATTGAGGTAAAACCAAAAAAACAAACTCAACCTCCCAAGAAAAGAAAAAAAGTGACTCAATCATATCTCTATGAATGTAAAACCTATGCGGTGAATACAGCTAAATGGGCAGCCGCAAAAGAGTTTTGTAATAATAGAAAAATTGAATTCAAAATCATTACTGAACAAGAACTAGGAATCTATAATGACAGATAGTTTTCTCCAAAAAGAAAATCCATTTAATGAGGATTATTTTGAGCAATATGAACAACAGGTAGGTGATAACCGAATTGCACCTATCAAAGAAGAATTGAAGGAGATGAGTGATCCTGAAGAAATGATGCTTCTTATCATGGATACATTAAAAGATACTGAAGTAGTGCCTGATGTAGGACAATATTATACCTTTATATACACTGCAAAAACTCCAAGACTTACTTATGATCAACACCCTCTAGTTGCTGTAACTGATATTCAACGATGGGGGTTCCGAGGTCTTAATTATCATTGGGGGAAATTTAGAAACTATACATGGGAAGAGATTGGAGGAGTCCTCTATGTGGTTCGACCCAGTGAAATAAATGACCTACGTGACATATCTTATGCATATTTCCTCACAACTCTATAAATAACTAAAAATATTTTAATGTCTACTCCATCAAACAACTATATTGGAAATAACACGGACGGTCAATTCGATCCCACATATGCTCCAGCTGGTGAGGATAGCACTCCCATCAATGTAGTGCATATGCCTATGTTAGTTGGAGGAAAGCAAATAGCAGGATATCAAGCAACATATGCAAATGGAACATCTAAATGGACAGCACATGTTCATACAGACAGTCTATGGGATAATGATAGATATGATAATTCAACCTTTACAGGGTCTTATAACGAATCTACAGAAAAATGGACATGGAAACCAACCTCAAGTAATAGTATAAAAAATTTAGCAAATGATTGGAAAGGAAATGGAGTGGATTATGAAACAGTAACGAAAGAAGAAATAACAACAGCATTTAATAGGAAAACAGGAGCAAATACCAACCAAAAAAGATTTTCTGGAGTACAAACTAATGCATTAGTGGCAGAAGAAGGAAGTTTAACAGCTTTAAAAGAAAACGAAAAATTTAATAAACTACCTGGAGTAAATGCAACCGCTACTACTAATAATACTACACAAGAAGATGGTTCTGATGACAATAAGAAATATCAATTTAAGGAGGGAGATTTCAATTCCGCAAAATTAAAAAATTTAACTGGGTCAATAAAAGCAACTCAAACAAGAACAACTTACGGAAATTATTATTATCCTCAAGATATAACCTCCAACAAACAAGATAGAATTATATTCACCATGAAACAAAGTAGTGGTAGTGAGATAGATATAGACCTAAGTAATCCGACAGTCAAAAATTTTCAAAGAAAAACCAGTCCTATAAATGGATCAGTCACTCTCCCAATAACTAGTGGTATTAAAGATCAAAACACGGTAGATTGGCAAGGATCCACAATGAATCCTCTTCAGGCATTTGGAGCATCTGCTGCAATGAATATAATTGAAGCACCGATGAAGGATGAAACAAGACTTGATGCAATGGGAAGGGTCGTGAAAGAAGCAGGAGACTTCTTAGGAAGAGAAAAAGGGATTGCAAGAGCACTTAATGCAGTAATTGCAGGTGAAGCAGTAGGAACTCGGAATTTATTATCAAGGGCTACAGGTGCGATTGCTAACCCTAATATGGAAATGCTCTTTAATGCTCCAGGTTTAAGAGCATTTCAATTTGCATTTCAAATGTCACCAAGAGATCCAAAAGAAGCACAACAAATAAAAAGTATTATAAATTTCTTTAAACAAGGAATGTCTGTGAAGACCACATCTACTAATGTATTTTTAAAAGCACCAAATATCTTTAATATTGATTATGTAACATTTAATGAGGAAGGAAAAATGATGAAACACCCCTCAATTAATATAATTAAAACATGTGCTTTATTAGTATGTGAAGTAGATTATACTCCCAATAATAGTTACATGACTTATAGTGATTCTTCTAGAAGTATGGTTTCATACACTCTAACTCTACAATTTAATGAACTTGACCCTCTTTATGAAAGTGATTATTATACAGGTCTCGCTATGCAAGATAGTACTGCTCCATCCACCGAAATAGGTTTCTAAAAATGTCATCTTACTTCCGCAACGTTCCTAATTTTGAATATGTAAACCGACTACCAGAATCCCATAGTAGTTCAGAATATATTGAAGTAAAAAACCTTTTCAAAAGAGGAAAAATTAGAGATGATATATTTAAGGATGTTACATATTTCACCAAATACACAATAAAAGGAGATGATAGACCTGATAATGTTGCTTTAGATGTTTATCAGGACTCCACGTTAGATTGGATCGTTCTTTTATCCAATAATATAATTAATATTCAAAATGAATGGCCTTTGACTCAACAATCTTTTGAAATCTATCTCCTTGACAAATATGAAACTTATGAAAATATTAACTCACCCCATCATTATGAAACAAAAGAAGTAAAAAATTCTATTGGTGCTACAGTTCTTCCAAAAGGTCTAAATGTTCCCAAAGATTTCTCAATGGAATTTCTTGATATTGAATTAGGAACCTATACAAATGTAGGAGGAGTAGCTAATCCTATTACCACCGAAGTAACTAACTATGATTATGAAGTAGACTTACAAGATGAAAAGAGAACGATTTATATATTAAAGCAAAATTATTTAAATATAGTATTGAATGATATGGATAGAATTATGCCATATAAAACGGGTTCCACCCAATATGTGAGTGAAACCCTAGTAAGAGGAGAAAATATTAAAATATATTCTTAGTTATTCCTCTGCAAGTTTTTGGAAATAAGAAAGAGCATCATCCTCATCTGAACTTTGAGATGCTACAGGAGCAGCAGCTACAGGTTCTTTACGAGCATTGAAGTCTGGTGCATAAGAACCACGACTGTTATCTTCCTCTGCTACCTCTTCGTCTACACGACGTACAGGTTGCTTATTACCTAGAACATAGTCCAAACGCTTCTTCAGGTCATCATATGACTTGAATTGGTCTGGTGCGGTAACAGCAGCAAGTGAATACTGCTTCTTCCATAATGCTTCAAGTGCATCATCGTCATCAAGTAATGGTGATACTGCATCAAACTCTGACTTGTCATAGTTCCAGTAACCATCTTTCTTAACGATCTTCAATTTGAAGTTAGCACCTTGCCAGAAGTCAAAAGGATTGATCGGAGTCTCATCCTCAAATTCAGGTTGCATGGATTCCATGACCTTA